GATTGGACTACATCCTTCGGGCAGTCCTGCAGAACACGGGTTTGCCCGTGGACAAGATCATCCCCGACCCGGATCAAGCCAGCACGGTACAAGACCTCACATCGCTGCTTGGTGGGCAAGCCGTAGGTAGCCAAGCACAGTCGATGCAGCGGGGAACGTCTAACCCTGTTGCACTGCCGCCACAGAGTACACCGCCTCCCAACCCGCAGATGCAACCGATCCCACAACCGCCACAAGTCGCTGGCGCAGGAGCATGAAGATGGCAAAGAACGTCAATACCGCCAACACGATGGGCAGCAAGGCATCGGCAAAGGCGAACGCGATGGTATACAACCCCGGCGCGCAGGGTACGGTCAGTTTCGGTAGCAGCTACAAGCCGGAGACCAGCAACGTCAAGCCGGGTAAACTGGCGATGAAACAGACGATTGCCAACCCGAAGAACGCGCCCGTGCGTACCAACGGTAACGCGCCGAGCGGCCAGAAGGTGGGCTTCGGTTTGAAGGGTGTGAAGACTCCGCAGCCGGCCAAGAACCGAGCGGGCTTTACAACGAGCGACTAAGCATGGATGCTAATGTCGAAACAGACATGAAGCGGGCGATGTCCTCGGGGGGCACGAACCGGGCAACCGTGGCGTACCTTGAGGCTCGCCTAGCTTCTGTGAAGTCCCAACTCGTGGTAGCTAACGAAGCCACGTATCGCCAAGTGCAAGGTCGAGCACTTGAACTGCAAGACCTTATCAAGTTCATTCAACTTTCACGAGAACCGTAACCATGGCCCTTCCTGCCGCACAGCAAGCTCGTCTCGATGCCCTTAGCGCCGCCGACAAAGGTGATGCTCCGCCGGCACAAGTCCCAGCAGCGCCTACTCCGGCGCTTACTCCCGTACCGTCAGCAGAAGACCGTGTGCAGGGCGAAAGTGTGACCGTGACGCGTGGCGAGTTCAACGAGTTGCAGGCGGCGGCTGGCCGCGTGCGCGCGGCGGAAGGCCGGGTCGAGTCCTTGGAAATGGACAAGGAAGCGCTTGAGGCCCGCTTGACAGCGCTTGAAAACGCCTCTAAGGGTAGTGGTCAGGGTCAAGGCAACGACGCGCCGCCCGCGAACGACGAGGACTGGCAGCCAAGCCAAGTGCAGTTCACCGAAGACGAGCAGCGAGACTATGGCGAAAGCCGTGAGTTCGTGGAAAAGGTCGTCATCGACACGCTGAACAAGGTACTGCCGAAGGCTCTCGCCGGACTCAAGGGTGTGAAGGGTAAGCTCACTGAGATTGAGCAGGCCGTCACCAAGACCGTGAAGCATACGGAGCAGATCGAAGGACGCGACTTCAACGATCAGGTACGCCAGAAGTTGGCCGGCGACAAGATCAATTTCGATGACGTCGTAAACCATCAGCACTGGGTGGCATTTGCAGAATCGGAAGACCCGAACACTGGCTATCTGTACGCGGATGTGATCCGTGGTGGACTGCAGAACCGCAAGGTAGAAGTGGTGGTTCGTGTCTTCAAAGACTTCGCCAAAAAGTATGGGATCGGCGAACGGCCATCCTCGACTGGTTACGAAGGCGGACTTTCAGGTGGTGGTAGCCGGGTACCGGAAAACAACGACGAGCCGGAAATGCTGCCGTTCAGCAAGCGTAAGGAAGCGCACAAGCAGTGGATCAACAAACAGATTTCGGATTCTGAGTACCAGCGGATTCGCGACGCCTACGAAAAGGCAGAGAAAGAAGGTCGTTTGGACTACAACGCCTGATACGGCGTAAACAACTAGGACGTAACTAGGAGCAAGACAACATGGCCGTCAATGCCGCATCGGGCTACCCGCAGTACAGCAACAGCCTTATTACCCCCCTGTTCCGCATGGAACTGTTGGAGCGCTTCTACACCACTACTGTCTACTCGGACATTTCCACGACCGAGTACACGGGTGACCTGCAGAAGGGTGGCGATCAGATTACCTTCATGCGTGAACCGAAGGTGATTGTTCGCGACTATGACAAGAACGGCAAGATTCAGCACGACACCATCGACGGCGAGCCGGTCACGATGACCATCGACTACGCCAAGACGTTCTCGATCAAGATGAATCATATCGACGAACGCCAGATTCAGAACTTCGATGCGTGGAAGGCTGGCTTCCTCAAGTCGGCTGGCTACGAGTTGACCCGTGCCATCGACCCGCAGTTGCTCACTGCGATGTGGACGAACGTGTCCAGCTATAATCAGGGCGCGACCGCAGGTTTGGTGTCCAAGAACATCAACCTCGGCGTCACTGGCACGCCGGTACAGGTTACCAACCAGAACGTCGTCTTCATCCTGTCGCAGGTACATCAGGTGTTGGACGAAGCGTTGGCTCCCCGCGATGGCCGCTTTATCGTGCTGCCAAGTGCAGGTCTGACCTGCCTCAAGGCATCCGAACTGCGTCTGGCCTACGCTACTGCGCTGAACACCACGCCGAGCTTGAACGGCAAGGTGCCGAATGAAGTGGCCGGTTTCACTATCCTCGAAAGCCAGAACGTGCCTTCGGTGATGGATGGTGCGAACCGTTGCTTCCATGTCGTGGCCGGCGTGAAAATGGCTACCGCCTTCGCGGCGCAGATCGAAGATAGCCGTGTCGTCACGGACAAGGATGACTGGGCGAACTACTATCAGGGTCTGTCTGTCTATGGTTTCAAGGTGCTGTACTCGGATGCGTTGGCGCATCTGTACTGCTACTTCTCGACCACCTTCACTCCGTAATGAACGGTACCCTCTAGGGTTGAAGACCTAGAGGGTTTGAAGGTACAAGCACCGAATACAGCGCACTAGGAGCAACAAGCAATGACGACTCACCAGCTTTACGACGGCGGCCCCGCCAACTCGACCCTCGCGCGTACGCAGTGGCCGGCGTATCCGTTCAGTGCGTCTGACCCGGCGCTTGCACAGATCGACGCATCTGTGCATGGCGGAGTTGGGTTCAACGTACTTCGCCGTACCCTCGACTTCAAGAACGATTACGCGCTGCGTAATTACTTCACGAAGAATGCAGTGGCAGCGGCGGACATTCTGAACATCATCCTGATTCCGCCAAAGGTGCTGCTGCTGGGCTGCTACGTGGAAGTCGAAGCTGTCAATGACAGCGGTACGGCCAACACCTTGAAGTTCGGCACGGCCGGCGGTATCATCATCGGCGACACGACTGGTGCAGCCGTAGCTGTGGACGCGACTACCAAGTCGGCCAACTTCTCGGCACCGAATGGGCCGTGGAGTAACGGTACTGGTGGTTCCGTGCTGTCGCTGGCGACGGCCGAGTGGATCGGCACGCAGCCGGACATGGTGCAGGTCACGCTGGCAACGCTGGCAACGGCTTCGCTGGCGGGCTTCGGTAACCTTCGCCTGAACGTGTCTGCGGTCATCGTCTCCCCGGCAGAGTTCCCGGCCACCAACTTCTAATAGGTGATTCATGGCCTACGAAGAAGGAAAGGTGTATCTTCGGGACATGCGGAACGGAAACATATATCCCTACGAGCGGTATCTCGCAGCGGATAAAAACTTCGAGCCGTGTGTCCCGAATCAGGTAGAGCATACCGACGGTACAACTCTGGAACAGGAAGCGCCATCGGCATAAGGAGTGAGAAACCGTGCAGACTGTTGGTGATTACGTCACGCACGTTTCCTCGCAGCTTAACGATCAACGCTATGGCCGCGCCTTCACTCGTTGGGGGCGCGGTTTGCTTTTGGACTACATGAATCTCGGCTTGGCCGAAATCGGCACGTACCGTCCAGAAGCATTCGCTAAGCATGTGGTCGTTGCACTGCAACCGGGAAGCTTGCAAACCATCGACTGGAAGACCGACATTCAAGCGATTTACTCGAATGTAGGTGGCCCGCGTGTAACTACCATGGATGAATCCATGGCGGATGCGTTTGCGCAGTATGATGCTGCTCCACCGGATGTGCCGTTTAAGAATGGCGCTCCGCAGTATGTTGTACGCACATATTACGTCAATAAGAACAATGCGAAAGTGTTTACCGTTGACCCGCCTGTACCTTACGGGGTGACGGCGAGTGTGCATGTTATCGTACAGGGGCAGACGCCGAAGTACGCGTTGACTGACTGGGATAGCACGCTGGAAGTAAACAGCAACTACATCAATAACGTGATTGATTTCATGCTTGCCAAAGCGTATGAAATTGACACAGAATCCACGAGCGCCAAGCAGCATAGCCTCGAACTGTTTACCCGGTTCTACCAAGTGTTGGGTGTGAACTATAAGCGGTACGCGCAGTTCCGTAGTGGGTACTACGCTGGGTTGCCGGGCACAGGGGAGCCGCGACCGCAATGACCGTGCCTAATATCAGCGTCGCTAGTGCGGTCTATGAGGGGTTTGAAGACCTTGAACCTCTCACTCCATTGCTGCGCCATATCATGCCTATCGTACCGGAACTTCCGCACTCGATGGCGTTGGATATGCTCCGTCAGAAGTACACTGACTTCGCTCGACGCACACGTCTTCTGCAGACGGAAGTAAAGATTCCTTACCAGTCAGGCGTACGCGATTATCAGCTAGAGGCTCCCGATGGTTACCACATCCATGCCATCATGGGTATGGAGGAACCGCACTCTCCGAATCCGTGGTACTGGTATGGGGAAGGCTACGGCCACTTCCGCCAGCCCATCGCGTACGATGTCATCGACAACAACATTATCCGGCTGCGCTGCACGCCGTCCGTGGATCGTCCGTGCGGCATCAAGGTGCTGGTGATGCTCCTGCCGCTGGAAACGGTCATGCAAGCCCCGGCAAGCCTCGTGGTGCCCTTCGGGCAGGCATGGGGCCGGGGTGTAGTGGCGGATGCGCTCCTGATCCCCAATAAGCCGTGGACGAACGAATCGCTGTCGCGCACTTTTGATCGGCAGTACGAGCGGGCCGTGTTGAACGGGCGTGCGTTGGCGGGCACGAATCGAAAGGTGAAGTCGGCCGACTTCCAGCCCACGAGGATTTTGTAATGCGTCTACCTTACCAGACCATTACTCAACAGAATCCTTTCCTGTACTTTACGGTGCAGAACGTCGATCTGTCTATCTATAAGACCAATGTGGGCACCACTCAGTTAATGGTGTACCGCGCTCGCAAGCGTGGTGGACAGATCAACTACCCCTTCAACCCACCTACGACGCCAATTTACTACACTCCACTGGAAGTAAGCAAGCAGCAGCGGTTTACCTTTGTGATGGACTCACAACTATTTTCACAACCAGAAGGACGCTTCGTAGCTGCACTACAGTACAATGGAGTGTGGATACAGTGTGCGGAGTTCATTTACTCTAATCCTTGCGTAGAGCTTGTACCGGATCAGAATTATGGCATTTAAGACTCTCTATGGGCAGAGTGGGTCTCTCGCTGTAGCGCTTACTACGGTGGCGTCGTCTATCGTGCTTGACGACGAACTAATGGCTACGTTGCGCTATGCGCTGAACAATGGTGCTGATTACACGTATCTTATCGTCAAGACGGCAACAACATATGAAGTGCTGCTTACGGAGTCTTTCGTAGGTAATTCCATTAACGTGGCGCGTTCACAGGATGGTACAACAGCACAGGCATTCCCCGTTGGAACAGACGTAGAGTTCTGCATGGGAGATGCAGCTATCGCCGCTATGATTAGTGAGAAAGCGCTGGGTCAGATCAATATCACAGGGAGTGGAATTGTTACCGTTACAAAGACAGGAACCAATCAATACCAGATTTCCGCACCGGCCGTGCAGATTACGTCTGCTTCCAGCAACATCTTGGTGGGCGGTGAGTTCCCCAACTTCGTGTTGTCGGCTCCCGTAATTAACAGTGCTTAAACGTCTATATCTTGCCGATGGCACACTACAGACAGCCCTATCGAAGTCGGCCGAAGACATTTCGGTAGATACGGGGTTGGCGACGTATTTGGCACAGCAACTAGGGATAAGTGACTGGGCGTATCTCACTATCGAATGGAGTGGATTGATCGAAGTAGTCAAAGTGTACATGGACTACTCAGGGCTTAATGTAGCGCGTGCGCAAGATGGGACGTGTACACAGGCGTTTCCGGTAGGGTCTACAGTCAAGTACAAACTAACTCGTGCGGAGATTGAAGATTATATTTCACCCGCACCTATTAATCTTTACGCGGATGGCGCGGGTGCGCTCACGGTAGGGAAAAATGGCACCGCATGGGTAGTTGCTTACGCTGCGGTAGAGACCGAAACAGTAGGAGGCGTGCAGGCATACTTTAGTTTATCGGATGCGACGCTACATCTCGACGACTGGTATCCGGCAGCAGGATGTTTGAGTGTCGCAGGTAATGGAGCACCATTGATTGGTGGCCCGTATTTCTATCTGACGAGTCAGCCGTACCCCGTGGAAGGTTCGGAATGGATGGCACCTAATCCTAACCGTAATAAGCCGGGCCAGAAGTCCAATTTCGGTTTCGGAGACCTATGGACGCTTACGCAGCCATTCGTCACTGATGGCTACATGCAGTCGAAGATGGGGGTCAATATAGCTCTTGTGTATGGTTCCGAAGGTAGTTTTTCGGTAACTGACCAATATATGTTGGCTAAAGGTGTCTACCCACTACAGGCAAACGTGTTTGGCACGCAAGGCAGTTTCACGGTAAATGACAGTGGGTACATGCGTTCTAACTGCTATATCCTGCAAGGACTACTCTACGGAAGTGAAGTAGATTACAGCTACGGAAAGGAAAGTTATCTACGTAGCCATATCACCATCAATAGTGCAACGGTGTCATAATGGGACGTATAATCACGCCGGATCGTAACATCATCATGCCTCATGAGGGGCACGGCATTGTTATGCTCCCGATGGTGCGTATGAAGGGTTTGTACAAACTTCGCGTGCACAAAGCGAAGTCTGGCACGGTTACGAAAGAAACAGGTTGGATGGATAATGTTATCACCAACTTAGGGTTGGGGTACTTTCATACGCAGCCTCACTTTGGCGCGTTCGATTCTAATGGTGCGACGTTCAACAATGTTGCTGTAGGCTCGGGCAGCACGACGCCTACCGTTAACGACACCACGCTTACTTCGTATGTAGCGAGTGTTAGTGCAGGTACGTCGGGTGGTGGTACAGGTTGGGTAGATTACAACTCGTCAGGATATGTACCTGCTGCCAGTCCCAATCCGCCATACTGGTGGGCGCGAATTAACTACCTGTTCCCCACGGGCGTAGCTGCGGGCAACCTCACCGAGATAGGCGTGTATCCGGGCGGCACGAGCTATACGAATGGCTTGTTCAGTCATGCTTTGATCGTGGACGCTGGCGGTAACCCGACGACGATTACGGTGCTGTCCGATGAAGTGTTGACAGTTACATATCAGATTAACTACTACATCGACACGTCGGACACGGCGTTTAGCTTTAATCTAAATAGCTCGCCGGTGACAGGCATCTACCGGATGTGCAATATCGGTACTACTCCGGGTCTCAATGGTGGTTTGGACGGTACCGTGCCTACCGTAGGTTTCTACACGGGTGCCATCGGAACGGTTACAGGACAGCCTACCGGTCAGATCGGCGTCAGTCAGGGCAACAGCAATCCGGGGTCGTTCATCGACTGGGTGAATGACATCGCCAATTCTGGCACATGGTACTACGACTATACGTTGACGATGCCTACGGGTACCGCGACGGGCACCATCGCATCCATTACATATAACCACGGTCTACTGCAGTATCAGTTTGGTAATCTCAGCACGCCTATTGTGAAGACGAGCGGCCAACAGTTGCAGATGTCGTTCCGTGGATCATGGGGGCGGTACCCGTAATGGGCTTTCCGAATAACGTCTTATCGGATGTAGCTTTCCACTATACATGGCGTGGGTTGGACGTAACCGACCCTACAGATACCATCGACTACGAAATGGGGGCGAAAGGACTCGATGACCCTACCTACGGTCTTGAGTACCAGCTATGGACTTTCGACACTGACCAAACATCTGTATACGTAAGTGCGCCTACAGTAAATCGACAAGTTATACTTACCCCCGGCGTACCAGTAGACTCCATACGTTGTTGCTTCGATCAGAACATGCGGCCCTTTGTGGCGTACTTGTCGAAGGGACAGTGGAGCTACTGGTGGTATGACACGACTATCCCCGGCCCTACGACTACACAACTTCCACCTACGGTAGATTCTGTAGTCTGCACGTTGGACGAGAAGCGCCCGTGGGAAAACGGCATTAGTGACATATGCCTATTCTACACAAACAACAACAACCTGTATTATCGGCGGCAGCGTGACCGATACGGTGTAGAGTATTTACTGCGGGCCAGCATCAATGGTACGTTGGTTAAGGCAGGCATGAATGGCATCAACCGAGTGCAACTAAAGCTGCGAGCAAAGTTACTGTGAAGCGAGCGTACCTAGCTAATGGAACACTAGCCACACCAGCTAAGACGACGGATAACATCCTCGCACTGGATGCGGCTACATGGGGGTACTTGAATACACTATTAGCGGGAGACTATTGCTATCTCATAGTGGGGAAACAGGAAGTAGTCAAAATACAATCATTGGAAGCGCCTAATATCGCGCTCGTGATTCGAGGGGCAAGTGGGTCAGACCGCGTAGCGTGGGCCGCAGGAACTTCCATAGCGTACGGAGTATCTTCGGCAGAGATTCAGGACGCGGTGGACTATGTGGGTGCACAGCTTACTGTGCAGTACCCATTGCAGTATATGAATGGAGTGCTGTTTTACACTGAACTTGACATCGTAGGATTAGGTGGGTGCACGGTCGATGGTAGCGATGAAGGCTTATGGATGATCCAAGACATTTCGGGTAATGCAGGGTGCAATAATCCGCTCTCGCCATCACTACCACCACCTATTCCATTGAACTATTACAAGCTTCGCATAGTGACAGAAGGGTATTATCGTCAGACCATAGACGGTAGTTACCGGGAATATATTTAATGGCCGTTGAAACCACAGTTAAAACCATCGGCGATCTACCAGCAGGCCCGACCTCGTTGGTGGGCACCGAGTTGATGGAGATACAAGACGGTGGCGGCGCAGGGGCAAGCCAGCAAACCACGGCTGCTAAGGTTGCAGACATAGCGTTGCGTCAATCGGTGCAGTCCATAGTGGCGGGCACGGGTGGTGTTGTCGTAGATGCCACGGACGTTAACCACCCAAAAGTATCCGTACCTATTCCAGTAGCAGGTAACAATCTTACTATAGACAACACTAATCCAGAAGCTCCTATCTATACATCTACTACCCCAGTGGCAGGTGGTATAAATGCTTCCTTTGGGTCAGTAGGTGGGGCGGTTCTAACGGCAGGAGAGGGGGTAACAGGAATCTCTACTGCAGCATACCAACTTACGGGTTGGAGTATTCAGTGCGATCCATCTGGATCAGTCGTAGTAGACGTGAAAGTAGGCGCATTAGGTGGGGCTACATCTACTATAGTAGGTACGGGGAACTTTCCTACGATTGCTGGCTCTACGTACAATTCTTCTAATGACCTGTCCACTTGGGCTAGCGTAAATATCCCATTAGGGGCAGTTGTAGAGATTACGGTTAAATCAGCTAGCACGGCTACGTGGTTTAACTTAGCGCTTTTAGGGAAACGGGTATGACCACATCTATATATTCTACCGCGTGGTCGCATACTACCGACGCAGAGTTTCGAGCGTGGGGGTCTGCCCTATCTGCAGCAATGCAGACGTGCGGCCTCTTGCCATCTGCGGACACTGGACAGATTAATTGGACGACGGTAGCGCGTCCTGCAGGCGCTAATACTCCTGCAGGATATGAGATATACCAGTTCACGGACGCACTACAAGCTACGTCTCCTATATTTGTAAAGATAGAGTACGGGACTGGCACGACACTTACGAACTACGGTAGTCCAGCTTTATGGCTTACTGTAGGTCAAGGGTCTAATGGTACGGGCACCCTTACAGGTATCCTCACTACACGCACACAGATTATGTGTAATTCATCCGGACAAAATGCTCGGGTGATCGGGTACAACACAGTATCGTTTCCGACATTTGTGAGTTTTAATGGAAGCTTTTTAGGGGTAGCGTTAAAAGTAGGCGGCTTATACAATACGTATTCAGGACAAACCGGCGGCGCTACTATGTTCACCATTGGGCGAGCAGTAGATAATACTGGCGCGTACGTAGGCAACAAGACAATGGTGTGCATGCAGGATGCCACTAATCCTGCATCTGTGTTCTACGATGTAGCGCAGACCTTCTGTATAAATACTACTACAGGTATAATGTATTCGCAGGCAAGCGGATATTTCAGTTGGGTGCCATACCAGATGACAACTTCGGCCGTAGGTGGCGCACAGTTTCAAGTGTTCCCTACTTACGGTGTGTATCCAGAAGTATCGCCTAATCAATGGCTATTGTACGGGCTAAACGCAGAACTCCCATTAGGTGTATCCATAAAGGCTACACCAGTAGGGGCCGCTTCACACACGTACATAATGACGGGCATGGCGTCTGCTGGGTGGGGGCTACCGTCCAACAATAACTACTCCATGTTGATGTTGTGGGAATGATATGACCACTCAAACTTTTTCCACTGTATTTGCGAACACTACTGATGCAGATTTCCGTGCATGGGGGCTAGAGTTCTCTAATGCGCTACGAGCATGCGGGCTGGCCGTAACTACAGATACGGGGCAGATTAACTGGACTACAGTATTACATCCTACCGTGGCTAACACCGCTGCAGGATACGAAGTATATAAGTTTACCGACGCCTTGCAGGCTACATATCCCATATTCGTTAAGGTGGAGTATGGTACAGGCCCGCTAGTAGCGCAGCCTGATATATGGATTACTATAGGTACCGCTACGAATGGAGCGGGTACGCTAAGTGGTAGTTTAATGGCACGCACTGCCTTGCATGTGTATGATCGAGCGTCTGGTGGAATACGTTCAACAACTACTCCATACCAGTCGTACTTCTGCTTCGATGGTAGCTATCTTGGGGTGGTGCATAAGTTAGAAGGAGTAACGGCGTATAATGGCGGAATATGGCCTAATGCGGCGTTCATGATTGGGCGTCCGTCAGATAGCAGTGGTAATTACATTGGTGGGGGATACGTCTTCCTAAAGAACACTGTAGCGTATGGTACCCCACAGAACAACCCGTGGGTTATGTACTGTATGAACACAACTACGGGACTATCTTTTACTACTACCTCTTACTTTTCATTAGCGCCATATGCACTAAGTGCTACCGCGATACCGAGTGGCGACATTCAGGTGTTCCCATGCTTTGCATGTTTGCCATTGATAACCCCAGTTAATTGGGTTATCCAAGGACTGATAGCAGAAACAGCACAGGGGGCTACAGCGCATACCGCCGTAGTCGGAGCCACAGCGCAAGACTATTTGATGATCGGTAGTGGGGCAATGGGGGCTGCCCTACCAGCTAATACCTTGTATTCACTTCTCATGAAGTTCCAGTAATGGCTGTAATAACTACACAATTCCCAGAGCTTTTAGTGAAC